GTGAAGGCGATGCTGGACGACGAGGTGAACGTCCACAAGCGCGCGACCTACGCCGTCCGTATCCACCAGCGGTACACGACGCTCCGGGCGCAGCGGGAACGGAAGGAAATCATGGAGAAGATCAATGGTAAATGATGTTTTTGGAGGTGACAAGTGAGCATTGATTTTTGGCTTGGATTTTGCCTAGGCGGTGGTGTTGGCGCACTTTTGATGTTCGGCCTTGCCTTTCTTGTTTTTCGCTGGATCATCATCGCCGTTAGGTCTTGGAGGTGAAAATGGCTGACATCCTAACCGAACGCGAAAAGACCCACGGCTCTTATGATGATGTTGCCTCAATGGCGCAGGCGCTAAAGGGAGACATGCGCGGGGGCAAGAACTGGAAACATCTCGATGACATGCAGCGCGAGACGCTGGAGATGCTGGCCAGCAAGATCGGCCGCATCCTGTCGGGCAACCCGCATGAAGTGGACCACTGGAGGGACATCGCGGGCTATGCCCAGTTGATCGTCAACGCTTACAGCGTTTGCGAATGTGGTCCCACTCGCCGCCCCGACGATAGCAGTCCTGCATCGCCTTCTCCTGCTCCGGCGTCATACGCCTCGACAAGTAGGGCCACGCTGCCTTGAACACAACGACGCCCAGCCCGAACCAGAAGGTCGGGCGTTGCGCCACAAGATAGCCGCCCCCGCCGATGCCGATCAACAGCACGACGATGGCGGCGATCTCAAGCCAGGTCATACCTTGGGCTTGTTCGGAACCATGTAGGTGACGACGGCGGTCAGCACCGCGCCCAGCACGACCGACACGCTGTCGATCAGGGACGGCGTCACCCAGCCGGTCGAGATGCCGAACATGGCGACAAGGGTCACAAGGCTCGTCAGGAAGGCGGCAACCGCCTTATGTGCAGTCATTTCCATTCACTTTGCTCCTGCTTTGGTGCCTGGGTACTGCGCCCATGGCAGTTGAAAATGCGGTCCGTCTTTCAGAGAAACCCACGCCCCACCCCATTCCAGCGGCACCTTCTCCTTCTTGGCGGCGGCCATCATGCGCTTGGCCAGATTGTCGTACATGGGCCAATCCCAGCGCACTTGACCTTTCAGCGTGCAGGCCAGATCGACGGCATGTGCGTATCCGTTGGGCGCCTTGAGGTGCCGCGAGCGCAGCGTCTTGGAGGCACCCTTGGCCTTCAGCAGCTTCTGCTCTTCCAGTGTGCGCAGCCCTTGAGTGACGATGAAGCCGGTGGCGGGGTCCGCCCAGTCCTCGGCGCAACGCAGTACAACGCGGACGAGGTCAGGATGAACGCCCTTGAGCCGTGAGAAGGAGGTGCTGTTGAGTTTCACTTGCGCAGGGCCTCCTCAATGCTGTCGAGCTTTGCCATGATGGCGCGGCTTGTCTCCCGAATTTCCTTGATCTCGCGGTCATGCGCCAGACGCGCTGTCGCCGTCTCGGCCTTGAGTACAGCGATGTCGGTGCTGTGGTTCTGCTGTTTCTGATAGATGATCCACACGAATGCCGCTACAGGGGCAACAACCCACTGCATGATTGCACTCAGCACTTTCATTGCTTGATCATCAAACACGGCACGTCACCTTGCTGGATATTCGTATGTACGACCATATGCGTCGGTCAGGAACGCATTATTCGCTGCTTCAGAGCCAAGCACAACAGGCGGAATGTACGCCGCACCGCGACCAGCCGCCCGCATGGCGTTGCCAGTTATGGTGGGCGGCGGCCGCCCTGCAAGGACATTTTCAGCCACATCGCTTGCGCGGCGCATGGCCATGCGGTTAGCCGCGGCTTTCGCCGCCGCCGAACCGGCACCAATTACGCCGAGCGCGCTTAAATACGCAGGGTCTGTAGATGCGGCATAGGTTGCAGGAATGGCGTAGCCGAGAATTTTTTCTAGGTTGACACCAGGCGCAATTGTACCGAATTTTTTAAGCGCATTTTCGGTCAACGTACCGCTTTGCAAACTCTTCAGCACTTCACGTTCGTCTGACGTAAATTTTTTCATCAGCCGAGCGTCGTTTACAATAGGCTCAAGTCGGTCCTGCAAAACTTGGATTTGCGGGCGCGCACCGCCGCCTGTTTCAGCTTTAGCCAAAACCTGTTCTAGAATTTCACCTTTACGCGCGTTTTTGTACTGTTGACGCGCTTGCTTGACGAGCGTTACTGCGCGCTGCGGATCGCCGGATGATACTTGTGCAGCATCAAGATTGTCAAAGAAATCGTCTAGCTTGTCCTGCACAATGCCAGCCAATCGGTTAGCAGACGCGCCAACCGGCGTCACTTTACCAGTTTCTGCGCTGCGGCCCACCATGCCAAGATCGCTGCGGATTTTTTCCAGTTCTTCAAATGACAAGTCAGAGTGCGGGCGGTTGCGCAAGTCGCGGATGACGCGCAGAACAGGAGCGCGGTCTTTGGCCGTGATGGCGGCGCCCTGCCGCTCAAGCGTAGCCTGAAGATCGTCCGCCAACTTATCCGCCACATTTGGCAGCACATAAACGCCTTGCTGTTCAGCCTGCTTATAAAAAGACCGCGCGCGGTCACGAATGTCTTCGCCAGTCAGTAACGGACGCGGGGTGCGACCACCTGCCAACGTACCGCCCACACCGCCAGCAAGCGAAACCAAAAACAACTTCATGGGGTCTGTCTCGCCGCCTTCAATGGCAGCTTGCGTAAGCCCGCCCGCGCCTGCGCCACCGACCGCCTGCGCCCGCGCGCCGCGGCCGAGTTCAGAAACTACGCCCCGCGCAGTAGTGCCAGCCCGTAGCGTCGGCGCAAGTGTGCTAAGCGCTTTTGCTGTGCCGCCCGCACCGCCTGCTGCTTCCAGACCTGCGCTAAAAATACGCTGGGGTGTTGTTTGCGGTTCGCGTGTGCCAGGGCCGCCTGCCGCTTCGTATGCTTGGCGAATTGCTTCAGACGGTATCGTCGCACGAGGCATACCAAACGGCGTAGCGGCCAGATTGTAGATGCCCGCGCCAATGTCACCTGCGCCTAATGCCAGCATACCAGCCGCAGCGCCAGGCACTGCGCCAATACCAGCCAAAGGCGCACCTGCTGCCGCGCCGCCCGCAGCGGCTATGCCATAAGGCAGCATTGCGCGTGTAGCGACGCCCATCCACTGCTGAAGACTGTTGTCCGCTTCGGCAGCCTGCGGATTTTCGGCTAGTACGGCCGCCAGCGCATCATCTTCAGTCGCATCATCAGGCAGTCCATCGACAGTATACGACGACCCGTCAGGAAGCGTGACAGTGAAAGAAGCCATCAGAGTTAATTCCTCTTTACGGTTACGCCCGGCGGCAGCGGCGTTTTGACGGTTTCGCGCTCCATTTGCTGGCGGCGTTCGCGCGTCTGCGTAGCGATGTCAGACGACGGCGCTTCGCCGCGATAGCTGTATGTGTCGTCAAACGCTGCGCGCACATTCTCTTGCGCGACTTGCAAATCAATAAGATATTGACGGAGAACCTCGCGCAAATCGTCGGCATCCTGAACCTGCGAGAACGCAGCGACGCTCTGCTCAAGTTTTGCGCCTTCCTGATTAGACACGTTACCCAACGCGCCGCCAGTAGGTGAAGCATCGCGCATTGCCTGCAAGGCAGAAAAACCGGCGCCCGCACGGATTTTATCGTAAAGAGCTTGGGCGCGGCGGGCTTCTGGGCTGATGTTTGGTGTGTAAGCTCCGTACACGCCAGTAATAGCGTCCAAACCTGCCTTATCGTTTATGAGTTTCTGTACATCCGTAATGTCCTTATCAAGTTCCGTAACAGAACTCTGAAGATTGCGAATTGCCTGCGGATACGCCTGATCAAGTTTCAGTTTGACCTTGGGGTCCATAGGCGGTGCAGCGGCTTCTTCGGGCGGCTGCTGTGTGCTGATCGGAGCCTGCTTGGCTGCCTGCACCTGCGCCTCGCGCAACTGCAATTCGCGCATCTTCAGTGCCTGCGCCGCGGCAGCCGTGTCAGCCTGAAGGCGCATGTTGGCGGTCGGCTCAAGCTGGGCCAACAGACGCTGCCCGACATCGTCCTGCACCAAGGCCGCACGCATGATGTTCTTGCGCTGGTTGAGGTCGCCAATACTGCGAAGCTGGTCAAGCTGCGCCTGTGCCGCGCTGCGATACTGTTCCGGCACCATGCCAAGCGCTGCGCTCAAGCCTTCGTCGCTGGGGTCCGAAAACGCCGCAGCGATGGCAGGCGACAGCGCCGCCGTCAGTTCTTCAGCCTGTGCCTGCGCCGCGGCCTGAGCGTCCGCCTCGCGCTGCCGTTCGATCTTGTAGATGTTCTCCATGCCCTGCGCACGCTGCGCCATCAGGTTGCTGACGTCCGGCATGGCCGACGTGATGTTGGTCATGGAGTTTGCGATGATGCTAGGATCGAGCGGCATGGTCCACCTCAGTAAACGCCTTGCGGCGTAATAGACGCCAGATAATTCTGATACGGCTGGTTGGCGTAGTAGCTGCTGACGCCCTGACCGATGCTGCCGAGCGCACCACCGAACGCCTGCGCCGTACCCATCGCCTGCGCCGCCTGCACGTTACCGCGCTGCGCGGCAATCTCAGCCAGATTAGCGCCTGTTGTACCGATGTTGGCGGCCTGACCGGCCGCAGCGGCCTGACCGACGCCCGTCAGATAACGGTACGGGTCCATCGCTGCCTCGCGCTGGGTCAGGTAGCGGCTGAAGGCGTTTTCATACTCCGCGCTGGCGAGGTTCTGGCCGTACTGCTGAATGCCCTTCATCGTGCCGCCGGACTGGAGCAGACCGCGGGCAGCGGCCGAGCGTTCCAGCGCCTTCATGCCT